GTTATCGTATTTGGAAAATGTATTGGTATACAAGAAGCACCGCAGATACCAAGATTATATTCCTTATTTTTACAAGGCAATGAGCAACGCCGGAACCCAGACCAAGGTGGCGGTGGCAGAGGATATCAACAAATAATGAGTGGCGGGGCTAAAATGAAACTAGCGTCTTTTCGTGAACGAGGTGACGATGAAAAAAGGAACGATTTGAAGGAGATCTTGAACGCCTGGAATACGTTACGAACGCAGGTACCACCCGCGGATATAATGTCGTATACTCGTTTTTATACAACTAGTATCAATAATCAAAGAGCAGAAGACCGTGTTTTGGATTCACGTCTCATTCGCACTTTGGATATGGAAAGGTTTTCCGAAGTAAAGAAAAAGGTTGAATATGTCAATCGGTTGGAAGAACTTCGCCGGAATCCTCCTGCTCGTGCGACTCGCTCTCTAGAAGACCCAACGACAATAAAAGACGTAATCGATTCATTTATGTATACAGTGAAAAGTGATTTTGACAGTTTGCTCGCGGAAGAACAGTTAGCAATTGAAGCGGAAGCAGAAGCAGAAGCCGCGCAACCCATCACACGAGGGCAACGGGCGGTTGTTTATAAATTCTCAAAAATTATAGCAAAAAAAGGTTTAGAATATGCGTTAGCGGAACTCCAAGATATACAGCGTATGGCACTGACGCAAGAAACACAAATCGCACTACCTAACATCGCCGCATTTTTACCGGATGCGATACGGTATATACAAGTAGATATATTGGCCAACCCTGGAGCACAAGCGCGTTTAAATCAAATGGTTATGCCAGATATTCGAGGCATTGCGTACGTCGAGAAGGATAAATATAAAAATTTACTATTCCAATTGTATTTACTCGGGTTGATATACAAACACAATGGAATGGGGGGGTTACCGGATATTGATTCGCAATTAGCAGCGAATATTGTTGATACGTTCCAAACTCCAGAACACCAACAAGCATATGGAGCATTGAATTACATATATTTAGATAACGACCAATCACAACGGTTATTTCAGCATATTCGTGATAGGCCCGCCAATTGGCGAACAATTAATAATAGTGTTCCTAGTGGAATACGAACGCTGATTCAAGCATCCACCGTTTGTAATGTTCCAGCCAGGGTGGACGCAGCAGCATCCTTTGGCGGATGCGATAATCGCAACCACGAGTTTCATAGTATGGTTATGACAGTGATGGATTTGGAAGAACGAAATATATATTTTACAAAACACGAATATGATAATTACAAAGTATCAATTAAATATAATTTTAATCTCCGTGATCTCGTTATTGGTAATAAAATTCCTGATATCAATTTGAACACAGCGCCAAATGTATTATCCGCAAACCGTGTTTTCAAGGAAGCGATTGATATTGTTCTTAATTTTTGGAAGGAAAATCAGGGGCAAACAGGAGATGTATTATGGGGGTTATTAGAACTCGATGACAAATTCAAACAATTGATGAGTATCATAACAAAGAAAGGGAAGGGTGACATCGATCAAGAAAATTCCGTATTGGCACCCAACGCAGGTTATGATGGAAATGTAAATGATAATCGAATAGGTCAAATTATAGCCGGTCTGGTAACTAAAAATATTATGTTTGCTGGAGGTGACCGACCATCATCGGTCCGTGCGATTAACGCGTTAAAATATGGTCGTGATTTATTAAGAGGGGGTCGTCTGGTTGTTTCTTATGCGAATGAACAACGTTCATTTACAATTGCGCATAGGGAATGTATTCCGGTAAACGTAATAGAAAGGAGAGTGGTAGGTGGTAGTCGAAAACGTCGTGTATTCCGTAAAAATCGAAATCATACACGTAAAAAGAGAATGTAATATGAGTTCATTATCACGATAAAAAATAACACAGTTTTTCTATCGTCGCCTTTCCAATCCCTCGTTTACCATCCATCGCAATATCCGCGAAACACTCCGATACGTGTTTGAGTTTATTTTTATTCATTGGCGCGGATGCGGGTGTGGGCGAAGGCGAAGGCGACGGCGACGACATCTCCGGTGACATACTTTCTTCATAATCATTGATTTTCCGATGTAAATCTCCTAAAAACTCAAAGAGAGAACCGTCGTATTTCGAGAGAATCGCCGCCGCGACCTTCGGGCTAACCCCCGGCACCTGAGCAAGCATAATCTCGCCAATATTCTCTCGTGTGATGTAGTCTCGCTTCTCTTTCTTGACGGCAACTTCGCTGTATCCGGCCACGCTCGCAGACACGGGCGCTGCCGTCGACTCGGCGAGACCTTCCTTCGCCACCTTATCCGCAAAATGAACTATGAAATCCGCAGTTTCGCCTATATTCATCGTGCGGACAACGGAAAATCCCTTATAATAAAGAAGTGAAACCATTGCGGTTTGAAGGGCCGATTTTGTAATACGGCTATGTCGGTCGTCATAGTGATGGAGATCACCTTCAATGATGTAAACGATATTGTGAGTCGTGGCGAGACCGGATGTGGGGGACGCGGCTTCTTCCGAGAGACGGAAGGATTGCTCTTTATATCTCCCGTCTTGAATACTTGCGGCGAGATCGTTCAATGTCTTTCTCTCGAAGAGCACGATGTCTTTGTGTGACGCAGGGTCGTGTAAAATGATATCACCGAGAGGCAATCTCTCGGATTTGATTTCGTGAGCCGTCGATACGGCGACCTTTCGCTTCTTCGCGCTTGCGCCTCCGAGAGATTTCTTGGGTAGAGGAACTTTCATTGTCATCCCATCCCCGAGGTCCATCAAATAGAAATCGGGTTCCGCGGGCGCAGGCGCGGGGGGTGGCGCGGCAGTGGCAGTGGCAGTGGCCGGTGTTAGCAGCGCGAGCAACTCTTTCTCTCGACAATCGATTTTTATCAGCATAATGAAATGAAATGGAATGAAATGGAATCAATACATAACAATACAACTCTGTGTTTATATTGTTATGCTCCACCGCTGCGCGGCTGCTCCACCGCTGCACGGCTCCGCTACCTCCCGCTGCTCCACCGCTGCGCGGCTCCGCTACCTCCCGCTGCTCCACCGCTGCGCGGCTCCGCTTATAATTTCGGCCCCGAATGTCTCGCCGGATTCAATCTCTCCGTAAATCGAAAAACAAACTCCTTATTCTTCGCAGGTTCGACGATTGTATTTCTCATTGCGAAACTGCGCATCTGTCCAGTTCCTGCGGGGATGGCCCCGCCTTTCTTATCACCACCTCCGTGCTGGGTATCGGTGTGAATTGCGTTGGTGGGGCCTGTACTGTTAAATAACACACGACGTGCGACTTTACTGTTCACCATAATTGTATCTCGTTATATAATTATGGTATATATAAAAATACGCGCGCGTCTGCGTCTGCGTCTGCGTCTGCGTCTGCGTCTGCGTGTTTAAGCCTTGCAGTTCTTGGTGAATGGCTGACGACCCACACCACCAGTCAACTTGCAGTTGAAGATTAAGTTGTTATCCTTCAAATACTGATACTGCTTCGCGCATGTATCAAATCGAATCTTTGCGAGGCAGTCGCACGTCATTCCTCCCTGGCGATATGCCACAGAGGTCCAGGTGCCACGACCAACCTTGGGGGCTGAACCGGGCATACTGCCGAAATGGCAGCCTTTGCTTGTGAGCGAACTAATTCTAGAAATTTTGCTGGGGCCACTTAACACCATTGTGAATACTGAATTATAAATACTAACGATATAAAAAATTGATTGGATTTTGCTTAAATACAATGGTATATAGAATTCAATCGTATCGTTCATCTAGAATGTTTCGCGTTCGTGATAGTAGTTCTCGCGGTGGCGCCACGAGTTCTGACACTGAAAGTTCTGAAACAGAAAATATACTTCTAAATATTGCTGAAAAGGACGGAGATGACGTCGGTGGCGGCGGGGGCGGCGTCGGGGGCGAAAGCGCGCGAACCGGTAGAAATATATACAACGACGATGATATTATACGCGTAGACGGAGACCAATATGTATTCAATCCGTATAATACAGCAAACACCGAGGTGACTTTGGCAGACGTCGAAGGCATATTATTGCGTTATGGAGTCCCTTCTCAAGTCCACAATTTTGAACTCTACCGACGCGCATTTATTCATCGTTCATATACCAAACGCCCTAAAGCACTCAATGATCTAGAAAATGTTTCATTCGTAGACCGACCGGAAGGCGCGATGCCACTGTTTCAAAAATCAAACGAGCGCCTTGAATTCGTCGGTGATGGGGTCTTGGAGTGTGTCACAAAATACTATCTCTACCGCCGTTTTCCTAAAGAGAATGAGGGGTTTATGACCGAGAAGAAAATCGCCATCGTCAAAAATGAGACCATCGGAAAATTCGCGCTTGAGATGGGGCTGAATCGGTGGTTCATTATTTCCAAACACGCGGAAGAAAAGAGCACGAGAACCAATCTCAAGAGGCTGGGATGCTTGTTTGAAGCGTTTGTTGGCGCATTGTTTCTGGATTTCAACCGGGTGCCAATTCGCGATGACGATAAATGGTTTGAGAATGTGTTCACATGTGGGGCCGGGTTTCAAATCGCACAAGTCTTCATTGAAAACGTATTCGAGCGTCATATTGACTGGACGAATCTTATTAAAAACGACGACAACTACAAGAATATTCTCCAGGTGAAGATCCAGAAGGAATTTAAGACGACACCTGACTATATCGAACTGTCGAGAGACCCCGAAACCGGGTATGAAATGGGGTTGTATTTATGTTTAGGACAACAATTACACGAAGTCGTTGGCAATCCATCGGCAGCAGTCCCATTTGATTCCTTCCCCGACGGGTTTGCGGGGGTTCATCGTCACTGTGACCGAATGGGCGGTAAAGCGTTCATCTTCTTTGCGCGCGCCGCACATAAAATCAAGAAAAAGGCCGAACAAATTACGTGCGAAATGGCGATACGGCAAATTGCGCGAATTGCGAAATAAATATAATGATATATGTTAGTAATATTGCTGTCAATATGAATATACTACAACAGTATCACTTGACGCAACGCCCGATATTGCGAAAGGCGTCGGTGTCAGCGACATCAAGTGCTGCTGCTTCTTCTTCTTCTTCTTCTTCTTCTGCTTCTGATTCTGCGAGTGCCGCTGGTGCTGGTGCTTTTGATGAAGGTATTGTTATTCATTTTTCTCGTAAACTACCGAGTGATATTCTTAAAAGACCGCGGAAAGAAGAAATGTCGTCATCATCCGCCATCACGGAGGCGGAATCCGATGCCGATGCCGATGCCGCTGCCGATGCCGATGCCGCGATTGCCTCTCAGCCCACAGCGCCGGCGGCAATCATCGACAAACGACACACTGTCGATTATGACCGCGATGCGATTATGGCGCGGATTCGAGGTTTCTCTGCGAAACCAATACCAATAATGGAGATTCGCCGTCCCAATTCTGACATCGATACAGGGGACGTGGACGCGGCTGCGGCTGCGGAAGAACGTGACGAATCCCGAATCACCGCTCCTGAAGTGGTCAAACTCGGAAAACGCGCAATTTTGCCATCCGACGAACTCGTAAAACAAACAAAGGCTTCTGCTGCCATCGCAATCGCAGAAGCCAATGAACCGACAGATTTTGAAGAGATACGTCCGAATATTTCTGACGTAGCCGTAGAACAAGCCGCGGAGGCGCCCCCAAAAAAACGCATCATCCGACCCAAGCCAAAGGGTTCTGTCGCAGCTGCAGCCGCCGCCGCGGCGCTATCAACAGGCACGGTGAGTGCCGCCGCATCGAGTGTAAAAGCCATCGTCAAAGAAATCAAAGAACGCGATGACTCCACCGTGAATATCGCTGCGTATAAAGTGGGAGATACCATTGTGGCAACACGCCTTCCACCACCACGCCCACTTCCCCAAGTCCAAGCCTCCGAGTTTTATATGAATAATCGCGCCAAATTCGTCCAATATATCAACGCATTGTTCCGACCTTATCGCGAAGAACTCACATCAGGAGAAGGCGATATTACGTGCGAATCGCTTTACAGTGGCGACGACTCGGCGTCCGTGGCACTTCTCACCCACCAGAAAATCGTGCGTGATTACCTGAATATTTATTCCCCGTATCGCGGCCTTCTTTTATTTCACGGTCTCGGTAGTGGCAAAACATGCTCCTCCATCGCCATCGCAGAAGGACTGAAAACATTTAAGCGTATTATCGTGATGACACCGGCATCACTTCGGATGAACTACATCGAAGAAATGAAGACCAAATGCGGCGATTTAATGTATAAGAAGAATCAGTATTGGGAGTTTATCGATTCTCGTGGTAACCCGGAATTGACGCGCGTATTATCGCAAATCCTGATGTTTCCGGATGATAAATTTGTCCGCGCAAATGGAGGTGCGTGGATGGTAAATGTCACGAAACCGAGCAATTATGAAACCGAACTCACGCCGAGTCAGCGTGTGCGTGTTGACCGTCAAATTGATGAAATGATAAACACCAAATACGAATTTATTAATTACAACGGTCTTCGCGCGGAGAAATTGAAGAGTATGACGGACGGGTATACACGTAATCCCTTTGATAATGCTGTTATTGTGATTGACGAAGCGCACAATTTTGTAAGTCGTATCGTAAATAAACTCAAGCGGGCAACATCGATGGCATACCGATTATACCAGTTTTTATTATCTGCGCAGAACGCGAAAGTGGTTTTATTGACGGGAACGCCAATTATTAACTATCCGAATGAAATCGCAGTGCTGTTTAATATTTTGCGCGGCAATATTGATAACTGGGTGTTTACGGTCAGCGAAGGCACCGCAGGTGTCGGAGCCGCGGCGGCGGGTGCTGGTGCTGGTGCGGGTGCGGGCAGTGGACGATTGACCCTAGACACGTTTAAAACAATATTCGGTCTCTCGGAACCTGGGTCGGCGAAGGGGCGGTCCGGGAAAGGCTCGGGCGCGGCATTCGCAAAGGGAATCGGCCTTTCATTTGACTACTTGGATTACAATACCCGCACCAAGAAATTAATGATTACGAGGAATCCATTCGGGTTTGTCCGCGATTATGACGCGGTCAGCTCGAAATATCGGGGAGTGATTCGTCGTGGTGACCCGGCGGCGACTGCGGCGACGGCGGGCAATGTGGGCGAGGCGGGCGCTGCTGGGAATCTCGCCGTTATAGATACGACCGCTACCGAAAACGGCCTTCTCTCTGACGCCGCGTTTGAACGCGCTATCGTGGAGAAATTGCGCGAGAATGGAATCTCGGTGATTTCAGTAACCACGAATAAACAAGAACCATTTACAGCACTCCCCGATAAATTGGATGACTTCAACAGTTATTTTATCGACCCAAATACATTAGAGTTCAAAAACCGCGACCTCTTTATTCGTCGTATTTTAGGCCTGACGTCCTATTTTCGCAGTGCTCAAGAAAAATTACTGCCGACCTATGACGCCGCCACGAATTTCCATCTTGTTGAAGTTGAAATGAGCGATTATCAATTCGCAATTTATTCACGCGTGCGCGACCTAGAACGCAACCAAGAGTCGAATATGAAGAAAAAAGCGAAGAAGCGTGGTGCGGCTGCTGCGGCGGGAAAAAAGAGTGGCGACGGCGCAGGTGGCGAAGGCATCTACGATGATGTTTCGTCGACGTATCGTATTTTCTCACGCGCATTCTGTAATTTCGTGTTTCCGCCATCCATTCGTCGACCATTGCCGGGTGATGATGGCACCGCAATGAGTGAATTGGAAAAATCCGCCGCTCTAGGGCAAATGCCAGATGCGGGAGTAACCGGTGACGCGCACGAAACGGCTGAAATGTTGGCAGCCCGAATTGCGCGGGCAATGGAACCGGGTGCCGGTGCCGGCGCGAAGAAACGCGGACGTAAACCGAAATCTGGGGCGGCGGAATCTGGCGCAGAGGCAGGAGCAAGCGCAGCAATGGACGAAGGAATGATCGACGGGGATGCGGTAACTGGAGGGGATGATAGCGACGATGACGCCGAGATGGTGATCACTGGAGAACATTCGGACGCGGTCGCGGCGGTGATGGCGGGCAAGAAGGATAAAGGCACTGGCGCAGGTGCTTCTGGCAAAAAAGATTATATCGCGCAATACCAAGCCGCAATTACGAAAGCCATCCGTGACCTAAAAGTGAGTGCGGGAAGTTTCCTTATTCCAGAAGAACTCGCGACATATAGCCCAAAATTCCTTCATTTATTACATAATATCCTCGATAAAAATCACGTGGGTCTTCATCTTGTATACAGTCAATTTCGCACATTAGAAGGTATTGGAATCATCAAACTTATATTGGAGACCAATGGCTTCTCGCAATTTAAAATCAAGCAGTCGTCGCTCGGAGATTGGACCATTGATATGACACCCGAAGAACAGGAACGTCCGTGTTTCGCGCTCTATACAGGCACAGAAACACCGGAAGAGAAGGAAATCATCCGTAATATCTTCAACAGCAAGTGGAAAAATGTGCCGAAGTCTATCACCGAGCAGTTAAGCACGCGTTTCACGAATAATATGTATGGCGAGGTGATTAAGATATTGATGATTACCGCTTCGGGTGCGGAGGGCATTAATCTGCGAAATGTGCGATATGTTCACATCACGGAACCTTACTGGCATCCTGTTCGCACAGAACAGATTATTGGTCGCGCTCGTCGTATTTGTAGTCACGTCGACCTCCCGGAAGAATTGCGAACGGTGGATGTGTTTCTTTATTTGATGCGATTCACCGCACGGCAAATGGCGACGGACAATGATGAATCATTGAATATTCGTATGCTTGACAAGAGCAAGACAGATGGGGCGACACCAATGAGCACAGACCAGTCACTTTACGAAATATCCAATATCAAGGAACGCATTACACGGCAGATATTGACGGCGGTGAAGGAGTCGTCGTTTGATTGTATGATTCACGCAAATGCCACTGCGAAGGAACGCCTACAGTGCTACTCGTTTGGTGTGGGGACGGGCGAAGAAACGCTTGCGTATCAGCCGAATATCGCGACGGAAGAGGATGATAAGACGAAGAAACTAAATAAACAGACGAAGACGATGGCATTACGTAAATTGGTCGTCAATGGAAAAGAATATGCGGAAGACCCCGAGACGCACATCATTTATGACTTGGAGTTGTATAAGATGGGGAACTTGGTGGAGCGGGGTCGGAGGACGATACTGCCGGCAGACCCGCGGACGGGGGCGATAGAGCAGTCGAGGGTCACCTTTATTTAATCTTCTTTTACTAAAAATACTTGCGCCGCCACCCTAACGGGCGGCGCTCCAGTTTTTTTCAAAAGAAGCAAAAAAACCGTCTTCAATTATGAAATCGATATCCGATATCCGATAACAATGTATACAATCAGATGTTTTGATAAAAAGAATGGAGCAAGCCGTCCGTAGGGCGGTGCGCGCAATGATTTTTATCAAAACCTGTTCAATTCTGAAATCGATATCCGATAACAATGTATACAATGAAATGTTTTGATAAAAAGAATGGAGCAACGCCCGTTAGGGCGGCGGCGCAATGATTTTTATCAAAACAGTATCAAAACAGTATCAAAAATCTCCCTGGTCTTCCATCGGTTTCCTCTTCAGTTTCAGAAAGATGGGCGTCGTGTCTTCCTGAAATCGGACTTTGCGTGTATCTATCGTTTGTAGTGCTGGCGGTGGTGGTGGAGGAAGCGTGATGGGTGGTGGTCCGTTTGGCAATACATCATTTGGGTTATATTCTGTGGGGTGCTGCTGCTGATGCTGCTGTGTTTGCGCCATCGGCGGCATCGACGCTTTGATTCTCTCGGTGATTTCTTCCAGATCGCGTTGACGTGCCGCGATTCTCTCGGCAATGAGTTTCTCCATATCATCCCCATCGGCGGCGAGTGGACTGTCGCCGTCATCGTCGTTCTCGTGATTGTTGTCTTTGTCTTTGTCTGCGGTTGAAACACCCCGCGCATCTGGTCGCGCTTTCAAACGCATTACCGGTCGAGCATCTCTTGGAATATCCGAAAAGTCGATTTCTGCTGGGCGTGGAACTTCAAAAAATGACCGCATCTCGGCCTCTTTCTCTCGCATCTTCATTTCAACTTCTTGACGTTTCTGCGAATGAAAGTCTTCTGCGTTGTAAATCTCTCGGACGCCGCCGCTGCCGCCGCCGCTGCCGCTGCCGCTGCCGAAGTCGTGATGATTCGACCCACCGAACCGCGCGCTGCCACCACCGCCCACCGTCCCCCCCGATTTAATCGCACTGATATCTCTCGCAAGTTTCGGAATGTTGACGGCGAGAGATTCAATCGCAATCTTATTCAGTTCTTTGAGAGAAAAAGATGCGGCGCGAATTCTGTCGATTTCCATCTTTATTTGCTTGGCGGCTTCATAATCCTCGGATTGAATTGCGAGGACTTTACGCGCTTCTAGTTTCTCCAAACGCGCCAATGGCGCTTCCATTTCGTCGATTGTTGCGCGGAGTTTCTTCGCAGAGTCATAGTCTTCTTCCGCGATGGCTTGGCGTTTTGCGAGATGTAATTCTTTTAATTTGGCGGCGTGAAGAGATGGAATGGTCGCCGAGAGATTTTTGAGAATGCGCTCAAAGACAAGCTTGATTTCTTCGGGAGTTACATTCTCGGGGATGCCGTCAAATAGTCCTTCTTCGGCTAATAACGACCAGAGAAGTTCTTTGTTTTCTTGGGACACGAGAGATGACATCGATGGATGTTGTATCGTCAATTATATACACCTAATACAATCATAGGTTTATATAATTTACTTTGGTTTACATCGTTTATGGTCATTATACAATAAAGCCCGCCCGATTCCTTATACCTCAAAGCCCGCCCGATTCCTTATACCTCAAAGCCCGCCCGTCAGGGCGGGCGAAGGCTGGTAGGCGGGCCAACGCCCTATAACTCCACATTTGGCGTCGGTACCTTCTCATCCACATTAAAAAATTTGCGTCGAAACCGTTGCATATACTTGTCCGTCAATTTCTTCTTCTTATCCAGGAAATCGTGGACGGTCATTTTGCCAAGTAGCATATGAATAATCATAAAGATGGAATAAACGCCGCATTCTGTATTGTGCTTCTGGTGATGAATATCATTGATATACTCTTTGAATACGATACCATTTGCTTCCCCCTGTTCTCGCACCATCTTCATAAAATTGTGTATCCTCCGCTGGGGTGGGTCGCCCGTGCTATCAAAAAAGAAGATCACCTTTTCACGCACATCAATAAACATTGACACCCAATGTTCGCCTGGTTTATCGTGTGGGTCTGTATTAAATACAATCCCGATTTTTGGCTTGCCGTTTCGCACGTGTTTCATAATATCGAATTTACATAATTCATTCCAGACACATTGCCCGTCTTCCAGGACTTCGTCGAAATCCACGGGGGATGGTCCGATGAATACAAACGATGGAATGGCGTGTTCGTATTGTTTGAGAGCATTGGCAATATCAATGCTCGATAACCACTCGTGGATATTCTTCTTCCATTCCTTCGGCGCCTGGGGAGCAAATGTATACTGCTCCATCTCTCGATCCATCCCGGCAGATGCGAAACTTTGGCGCAGCCAACACGCCTCCTGATGACACACGCGATTCATATTGTGTTTGAGTGCTGTCCATATCGCCCGTGGGTCGGTTTCGTTGATTTTCTGGTCGGGGTGGCGTTTATTCCAGAGTACTTTCAATTTGTCGAGAGATTTCGAGGAATAACACGAGAATTCTTTCGTTTCATTGATATCTGGGTCAGTCTCGTCTCTTGGTGCGCAACTTACGTGCTTGAATTTTTCCATATTTTTGTAATACTAAACCTATACTATTATGTCATAAAAAATTGAAATGAAACGATCGCAAATGTTATATATCACGCTTCGTGCTTTACATTCGTTCGTTCATTTCCAATGGTCGTAAGAACTCGTTCGTATTATAAATCTTCTGATACATCCAATCGCGGCCATAAAGGTAACCTCTTTCAGACGCCATCTCTCCGCGAGGCATCGATCCGAAGTTATAAGATATACACTCCTATAAAAAATATGAAACACATTGAAGAATATGAAGAAGAAACATCTGATGCCGACACCGACGCCGCATACAACAATCGCGAAATCACTATGACGGATGCCGCCAATATTATGATATCCATTCGAAATGAACCAGATCACGACGACGTGAACGACGACAACGACGACTACGACAACTACGAGACATCATCATCTGACAGCCTCCCAGATTATGGTCACCAATGTATCAACCCAATGTCGCCTGTCGAAAAGTATATCTATCGTATGGACGTATATAATGTCGAACAAACCATTCATTACAAGACCGCATACGTAATTTATGACGTTACGACACGAATGTATATCGTTTACGCAATTGTGTCAAATGTATACATCTCAGAGACAGAGCAGCAGCAGCCCACTACCACAGCGAGTCCTCGTGGTGGCGCAAATGACTCGGTCATTCGGGCGAATTTGCCAATTCCCAGAGACACCATACAAATGAAATATTCGACGTCTATGGTTGAACGCGTATTGAACTACATCTTTACCGTCATTATCCCTCCCGTCGAATATGACTACTATATCAAGGATGATATTATCGGGGTGGTTGGAGGCATTGATGAGTCAGCAATCAACCGTGATACGTCATTTTATGACATTGAACGGATCATTTACGACAAAACATCCAAAGACACCATCAATGGTTACAAATCGTTTATGTTGATACCTTCTCGCAACTTCTGGTATACGCCGGCGAGTTCCACTGCGTGCGTGGCTTCTTCACAAAACAAATACACAATTCAATCCGCAGACGCCATCCTCGCTATATTATAATCCATTGGTTTCGCCACCGCCGCCACCGCCGCCGCCACCGCCTTGTCGCGTGACAAATGTCGCACGTTTCAATATCTCATTTGGATAGTCGCGGATTTTCGGTAATCTCGCTTGTATTTTTTCATCGCTATTCTCTTCGGATGGCCGAATCACGATAAAGTCGTCCATTGATTTTTTACGTATACACATTTTATTGGCAAATGCGATGACGGATGGCGTGATTGGCGGCTTCGACGGCGACGGCGACGGCGATCTCGACGCAGAGTGCGACTGCGACGGCGACTGCGACGGCGAAGACGACCTCGCAGGACACGGTGACTCTCTGTCTCTCACTTCGCATCGTATATCATCTTCCACCATCTCCGTAATATCATTCCATTTCAAATATTCAATACACGTCTTTAAATAGTCGTGATGCGCACGGTTCATTTCATCATTTTCGCACTCTTCGTCAAATAACCCCCTTGTCATTGCTAAAATACGTTCTTTATAATATTGTTTTTCGGTTTGGAACATCTCTATCAGATGTCCGCTTGTGTTCGCGATGGTTTTCTTACATTTATCATACCGAGAACGGTTGGCCATCACACTGAGTGTTAGTTCGTTGAAGTCGGACCAGGATTCTCCATTGTCGCAGCAGCGTTCGCCATTGTTGTCTTCAGCCATTTCAACGATGCGTGATAGATTATAATAGAAGAATATGTTGGCATATATTCTTATACTATTGTCTTCTTTTTATGCCGGGTAGTCGCTCCGTCCGTCTCTGCGGTTATCCCCGATTACGCATCGTCAACATTTCCTTCGCATTGGACGTCGCCGTCGCACGGGGAATATGAGTGGGGAATTTGCCGTCATTTTTATCGCTTGTCGAGTTCGTCCTAGACCCCCCAACACTAAATCCCTCCTCAATATGCGCAAGATGCGTCTGTTGTTCCTTTTCTTTCTGTTTCTTCTTTAACTGCTCTTCTGGGATGTAGTTCGTAACCGGTTCAATCGTTGGGCCGCCTTCTCCTGTACAAAACCCGTCGTAGTTACAGTTCAGTGTGCGAAGTTGGAAGCGTGTTGAATTATCAAATGTAAGTTTGCCTAAATTGTGAGGGTTCGGATTCATCGGGGCAAAATGGGTTGCGCCATTGTCAAACAAATACGGGTTGGGTTGTTCCACTTCCCGCGCGTCGATATGAACTTGATAAAGGTCGCTTGTAGAGTTGGGAACATATACTGCGCGGTCGTTACGTTGAAGTGCGAAAAATTGGTTACGCAATGACGATTCCACGTTGACGCGTTCCGCCCATCCACGCCACGGTGCTTTTGCGTTACCTGGATTAAATACCGTTTCGGTTGTAAAATGTGTGTAGTTCGCGAGTGGAGCGGTGGGGACAGGGCGTGATTCAAGAATCGGCATCATTGCGTATTTGGAGGAAAGCGGGCGAACATCAAATGCGGGGCGCAGCGCTGCGGACGGGATATTTCTCTCGGAGATGCGTTGATTGATTTCACCCAGTCGGTCGTGATGATTGGAATATGCGCCATTTACAACACCGTAGAATTCCATCGGATTATTTATAGGTATTGTCTTATACTTATACTTATACTTAATCTATAATGTGAAAAATAAAAACATATAAACACAATTCGATGTTATATCATATCTCGATTCGTTCTTGAAACAATATGTGTGGAATCTTCTATTTTCAAACGGTCGCGCGAATGGCATTGTCACAGTTGAAAACCTTACAAGAATCGTTTATCCATTCGTCGCATCGCGGGCCGGATATGTCCGTTTTTCTGAAAGATGATATACGCGCGTGGGGATTTCATCGTCTCTCCATCAATGGAATGGACTCCGCCGCGAATCAGCCATTTCATTTCAAAAAATGCCGGCTCATTTGTAACGGCGAAATCTATAACTACAAAAACCTCATTGCGGAGTTTGGACTACAGGACGAATATCAAAGTGGTTCGGATTGCGAAATCATAATTCATCTTTACCGGAAGTTAGGGTCTATGCGCGAAACGATTCGCAGACTCGATGGCGTATTTGGATTTGTATTACACGATTATGAAAATGGCGCCACGTATGTTGCGAGAGACCCAGTGGGCGTGCGCTCACTCTTCATCGGTGTATCGCGTCACGATGGTGCGTTTGGCGGCGAGTATTCTGACCTGGCGTGTGTATCACTGAATCCTGACCATTATGGGATATGTGTGGCCAGCGAATTGAAATCCATACATTCGATTTGTGATACTATCGTTCAATTTCCCGCAGGATGTTATATGGAATATACCGATACGGACACAGGTGTGGATGTAACTGCGTCGTTTCACACCTATTATGAATACGCGCGTCTATCGTATGCGTCGTCATCGGGTGAAGGCAAGAAGACCCACGATGCGTGTGTTTTGGAATCGCAATTGAAGGCGTTGAACGTGGATTACTCTTTTCCGATTTCCGAGGCGAGTGAGAAGGCGAGCGAGGAAGATGTGTATGCCCATATTCGGGAACTCTTCACAAAAGCCGTCGTAAAACGATTGATGAGTGAAAGACCGGTTGGATGTCTTCTCTCTGGTGGCTTGGATAGTTCTCTCGTCACTGCGATTGTGGCGAGAGAATTGCGACGAACGGCGCCGGATACAGTTCTAAACACGTATAGCATTGGATTGGAAGGATCCGTGGACTTGAAATGGGCGCGACGTGTGGCCGAACATCTTGGAACGTGCCACCACGAAATCGCACTTACAGAAGACGACTTTTTGAACTCGATATACGAAACGATTTATCAAACGGAGAGTTACTGCACTACGACGATTCGGGCGTCGGTAGGGAATTACCTCGTAAGCAAGTATATCCAACAACAGAGCGATGACGTAGTCATATATTGCGGAGATATGTCGGATGAAATCTTCGGATCGTATCGCGGATTCTTGAAAGCACCGACAGATGCGGATTTTCATCGTGAAAATGAGCGTATGATTCGCGATGTCCGATTCTTTGATTTACTGCGTTCGGATAAGAGCATAAGTGGCGCTGGATTAGAGGCACGCGTCCCCTTCGCGGATAAAGAATTTCTAGGTTATGTTATGACACTTCCACCGCGCCTCAAACGGTTCAATGACGACAAAATGGAGAAGTATATTCTTCGTAAAGCGTTTCAATATGAGGGGTTATTGCCGGATGATGTTCTTTGGCGAAGAAAAGAGGCGTTCAGTGATGGGGTGAGTTCTGCGGATGGTGGACGAACGTGGGTTCAGATGCTGAAAGAGTATGCTGACCGCGTGATATCCGATGTGGAGTTTCAGAATAGTGGGCATCATTTATATTCCCTTCATAATCCACCCTATGACAAGGAGAGTTTTTATTATCGCCGCACATTTGAGAACATCTATGAGGGACGCGGTTCCACGATTCCGTATTATTGGCGCCACCCGTTTTGTGAAGATGTGCTTGACCCGAGTGCGCGTTTGTTGTCGTTTTACGTGACGGATCTTATCGTCTAGCCTAGCCTAGCCTAGCCTAGCCGAATGCGTCACCATTATTATATCTATAATATACAGTATCTTGTTATGAACACGATCAAAAATACCGCGGAAGATTTCGCGGTTGCCGTCATCACCTATATGCGCGACGCTCTGTCTCCATTGTTTAAAAAATATGCTTCTTATTATGAGTATATAGATTACATTGTTTACGGTAGTTACGCCATTGTATTGCTTGGATTTTATTCCGTGTTACCTGGGTATATTCCGGTATTGCGAAACGTATTATTATATTCCGCGGTAGTGATTTTACTCATCCGCTTCAATCGCATTTCTTGGATGAATCCGAAATTCTCTCTGCTGGGTGGAAACAAGTTTAGTGAATTTGACCGCAGTCTCATCATATACACATGCGTATTTATTTTGATTACCCATATCGTATCCGACGCAGTTGTGAATTATACCCAGAAACAAATCACGCAAAAGATTATTCATCCAGTGATAAAGGTTGCCGACGTAAGCGGGGATATCAAGGGCGGCGTTGGCGGCATTGGCGGCATTGGCGGCGGTGGCGGTGGCGGTGGCGTAGTATGGCCGTCGTATATAATACAATAAGCGCGAACGAACGATCAGAGGAAGTCGCCATAGCGAGTGAGCAAAATTGAAATGTTTTTATCCACTCCACATACACACGTATATCATAATCAAACGCAACAGCAGAAAATGTCGTCTACGGGTAGTCACACTGTCATCACTGAAACCCGTGAAAAAATACAAACAGAATTGGATGCCCTGATGGGGATATTGGAGGACGTTCAAGGTATCATTCCCGAAGGTGCGTATTTACGCGGAATGAATGCGCTTGGTGCGTTACATCGTCACAAAAATACCGCATTGACCGCAATTCGCCCTGGAGCAATATTGCGTTGTTGGAAGACAATGGAGCAAATTGAAGAAGAAGATGAAGAACTATATGACGAGATTGTCGATGTTGCCGATAATATCGTCGTTGAAGTTTGTGGAGAAGACACCAGTATATATAGCGATGAGAGATATAATCTCGTTCATCGCGGACAAGAACAAGAAACATTTCAGGCGCTCTTGAACTACAAACCTCAAGAAGGAAACGCCGGTTACGAAACGAGTCCGATGGTGCTTCATCACGCAATCCAACTTATTATGGAGCGTATTTTCAATGACACATACCACGAATTGGAGATTGTGCGGCCCGTGAGTTGCGCATGCGGTTGGCGCGGAGCACACGGTAATTGGGATCGTCATATTCGGAATATGCGCCATCAACGATGGGTCACTGCGGAATGCCTCAAACGCTTTCATTCTGTGTCTTCTGTATTCGTCAATCCGGAATTTTCCAATGAGTTGGTTCAGTTGTTCGTGAAGTCGCGTCGAGAGAATGGATTCATATACATCAAGCAAGAAGATATTCGGGATTCACGCGAATTCAAGCAAGCGTTGGAAGAGATCATTTCAGAATGTAGGGATTCATTAGGTGAACAAGTGGTGTTTGTGTCATCCGCAGAACACACCACTTCCTGGTTTGCGTAAGCAATGGCGTGGCGTGGCGTGGCGTGGCGTGGCGTGGCGTGGCGATCATCGATTACGCATCGTCTTGTTTCGCATATTCTTGATTGCGGAAATTTTGTCAACATAAAACACGCGGCCACCTCTTGGTGAATGCGTCGTCGGCGTTGTGGTCCGACTATTTTTTTTACTCGTCCGATGCGATTGTAACTGTCGTGGTTTTATCAGCGGCGGCCCATCCCGAAAAAACTGTTGAAGGTGGTATAAAATATATTTGCTAATGATTTCGTCAATCTCTCGTGGGTTGATTTTAGATTGGTGCGACTTTGCGTTATAATTCGCCAAATTCGCATACTTTACGAACATATTGTGGAGTTCGATCGAGAGAATCTTATTCTTCACGTCGGCGGTCATACCCGATGTAATCGACGGAACCGCGAACTTATCAAAGACATTGCGATATAATGGGCTATTGAGGAAACGCACGACAAACATTTCGAAAGGAATATAGGAATGATAGGGTTGTAGTTTGATATAATAGACGCGTTCATCGACCATTTTAGGGTGTTGAAGGTCATCCAGGAAACAGATTTCAATATCTGGCGGAAGACGACCACACCGGATAAAATCATTTACCGTCTTTTCGTTCGTCGTTCGTTTCGGATGTATGATTCCCGCCGTGTCCACCGGGGTCATTTTATGTCCGCCAATGGTATGGTCGAAAAGCGGCGGAATAATCGCGAGACCTCCGGCGGGTGAAGTGGCGGCGGCGGTGGCAGCGGTAGACCGTAATTTGGTTTCAAAATATTGCCGAATACAGGATATCCATTTCTCTGGCCCCATATTGTTCGTATATATCATTACTTTATTACACACACCTGCGTTCTTTTTTTTACGGATATAATCCAATATGCGAACCATACTCGGGCGTATAATTTCAGGGTATAAATCAACTAAATCATTGAAGTGTCGATATGTCAAGTCGGGTGTATTGAAATAATCCTCTAGCACGTGACTAAAAATGGAGAATTGGGAGAAGTTACCGAGTGTTTCATCAATATCGAACACCACGACCTTCTGCTTCATTTTATTATAATGTATATATATTTTTGTATTTACTTAGTATAGTATATGCGAAAAACCCTGAAATACACCGACCGTGATATTGATGAAGATATGAAACTGACACATCGTGATTATCTCGAAATTCTTCATCATTATCAACCGGGTCAACGTCGTAATATCAAGAACGCTGGTTATCGTTCCGTAAAAATGCGCGCACAACGTATTCTAGCCGATAAGTTGTGCCGGTGTATTAAGGCATCGAATGCGAATATGGAATCACGGCGAATTGGTTATTGTTCGCGGGCTATTTTCAATCAACGTGGATTACGGCATCACGGGTTTCGATGTAAGACCAAACGAGGGACATTACGACCGAAACTGACGCGTGATATCACGAAAACGTCGCGTCGGTTACGTATTCATTTGTGAAGTCGTCGCCGCTGTGTCCGTCGCCGCTGTTGATATACTCGACAACACTCAATATGAGCAACTCTTCTTGACTCAAACGTTGAAATACGATGTTGGCTTCAAACCGAATATTGAATACGAACCGTTTGATGTTGCGAATCGTGATATTATGTGTTCCATCCTCTAGGTTTTCGCGAATCTTGAATAAGGTGCCACCAAGTGTAACATAGGGTCGCGCTTCAAGCGACCGAAGTGGTATCCAACGAATCATTTGGCAATGTTTCAAGTCATATGGATTTTCAATGACGCGATACATTGCGAGTTTACGCTCAAACTCCGCCAATTTCTCGGGTGTCAAATTCAACGATGAGAGAATTTCGTGGCGTCTTGCGTCGATTTCTCTCTTACTTGTATTCGCAATCGTGTTATTCTCTGCCTTATTCATCGCAGATAATATCGCATTCACGTCCAAAGGAAACGTTGGTTCGTCGATAACGGATTGGAGGAGATCTTCATCGGAATCTACGGCGTAATCCGTGTCTTTTATACTGGGGTGTCGGTCAGGTGAGTTATCTGTCTCAACCCCACTATCGCTTGTCTCGTCGTTATCGTTGTCGATGTCGTTGTCGCTGTCGATGTCGCTGTCGTCGTCGTCGTATGTGAGATTATCGTTCTTTAATATTACCCCAATATCCAGTTCTGAATCTTCATCTAGAGAAGTGTTTGCGCACCCTCCTCTCCGTGAATGCGACTGCGACCGCGACCGCGACTGCGACTTGGACCGTGACCGCGACTGCGACCGCGATCTATTTCCTCCGGCTCTTGGACGCATAAATTCCAAATCAACCACAACCGTCTTCTTCATCTACAATACAATACAATACAATACGATATGTGTTTATTATACGTTACAGCGCATTACGTGGGGTGTGCGCGTGTGTGTGACACTGACCGTTGTAGTTTTAGGCGTGTTTTTATAAGACGTGACCAAACTTCACACCATATGTTGCCATTATCTTATGGATTTTTGAAACGTCAGTGTGGCGGGAAACGGCGAAAAATGGCGCCGAAGCGGGTTTTCCGCAGTCGCCTTACTGACATTCCCGCAGAATGTTGCCATATAATGCTTTAAAATCGCGGATTATGGTCTCGTCAGGCTAAAAATGCGCGAAAATCGCGTTTTAAAAGTAAAACGGGCTACCCCGGATTTGGACATTTTTGAAATTCGGCCATTTTACCCCAATTGTGTTAGCGGGAGAAGTAGTCGGTGTAACTCATAAGACGTGACTGAATATGGTGCCAATGTTGCCAAAATCTCATAAATGTCAAAATGCATTTTTAGACAAAATCAGACAAAATCAGACAGGTGTTTGTGACGATGATGTTCAAAAATTGATAAGATTTTGGCAACATTTAGACCAATCGATGGTGCGAATGTTGCCATAAGATTGGGGTAAAATGAACAAGTCAGTGTGCCGGGGGGCACTTGTTCCAAACCTATAATAAATATATCGAATGTATTATATTATACATCCGTGTCTTTTCAAAGTGTAAAAAATGCCAAGAAAGGATATCAACTATTCAAATACCATCATTTATCAAATTACTTGTAAAAACAAGAATGTTTCAGATATGTATATTTCGTATACAACCAATCTTACGCAACGAAAGTATAAACATAAGCGTGAAAGTTTGGATTTATCCGTGAAATCAAGATTATATGATTCGATTCGAAAGAATGGAGGTTGGGAAAATTGGAACTGTGTCATTTTGGAAGAATGTGTTTGTAAAAATGAATATCTCGCCAAAGAACGGATGAACTTTTATATCTTGAAAAATAAACCAAAATTGAACGATGAAAATTTGGATGATTTGTTGTTTCAATATGAAGCATTGAACTCTAGCATTTACGAGAATATTGAAAATGACGAAAGTATCGAGAATGTCGAAAATACGATTGATGCCGATGATAAAGAAGACGGAAAATATGTTTGCCAATGTAAAAAAACCTACACTCACCGTTCAAGTTATTATAAACATACGACGACGTGTCTACAATTTCAACATCGGCATAAGAACGATATTTCGATGAATACGTTGACGATGTCGTTTACAACGACGACGACTGTCTCTGCGACCATTGCGCAACAACAACCGCGTGGAGATGTGATTACATCAACTATCATTAATGCGCCTGCTCCTGAAAGCGATGACAACGACACAATTGTTGTGCGTCATCGTTTTAAACCGAGAAAAATTGCCAGTAATGTTGTTGAAAACGAAGTGTTTCATTATTCGGATGAACCAGAACCAGAATCAGAATCAGACCCGGTATATTCAATGAATTGCGACAACCGTCGGGATGATCGCAGTGATGACAGCCGTGACGAGAACAGCATTAGCAGTAGGAGTAGCAGTAGTAGCAGTAGTAGCAGCAGTATCAGCAGTAGCAGCATTGACGACAGTGTCTCCGACATTGATGACGGCGTGAGTCAGAGTGACGGCGCAAGCGAAATGACAAATGTATCTGATATAATCACCGCGCAAAATGATAAACTCCGTAATTATATACGCAAAATGATTTCGGCTCTTTCCGGCGCAAATGGAAAGAAACGAAACAAAAAGTCGATTCTCGATTCTCTCGTATACGAGTTATTAGACCAGAATAAAACGTTACAAAAGCAACTCGTGGAGTTGAGTAAGGAACGTAATGTTATCGTGAATAATACCAATAATAATCAGTTCAATCTGAACTTCTTCCTGAACGAACAATGTAAGAATGCGGTGAATTTCACGGACTTCATTAATTCTCTCGAAATCACAATGGACGATTTGGCGTATACACGTAATCAAGGACTCGTTGAAGGCATTAGTAAAGTGATGATTGACGGATTGAAACAGATGGACTTGTATAAGCGCCCGATTCACTGCACTGACCATAAGCGCGACATTATTTATTTACACGATGAAAAACAATGGGCGAGAGATGAAGGGAATACGCGGATGCGTCAGGCATTTATTGATATCGCAAATAAAGAGTATTTCGCGATTAAAAAGTGGATGGATTTACACCCGGGATGGGAGACGAATCAGCGCCTCCAAGAGTTTCATCATAAGATGCTTGGAAATGTCCTTCACGAAATCAAGGATGACCCGATTGGTGAACGTAAGATTATGAAAAGTGTTGCGCGAGAGGTGTTGATCGAGCGGTGAAGGTGCCGGATTGACACCGTTTAAAACTTCGACCCGATCACCTCATTGGCCGCCATCGGCTCAAACGACATCATTCCGCCGGGCATACCACCGCCGACATTTTGCGCGTAAGTGCTGTTAAAGTGTTGCTGTTGCTGTGACGCTTGTGAGAGACCGTAGTCCGCAGTGCCAGTATTGCGGTTTGAAGTGAGGACGGGGTTGGGAGGCGCCATTCCGCCGCCAATCATTCCACTGGGAACACCGCCAGCATAAGGTTGTGAGAGAGGTTGCGTGATGCGAACCGCGCCACCGCCACCGCCGGCACCACCCTGACCGCCTTGTGCGCCACCCGCAGTGCCATTGTAACTCGTCTCGCCACCTAGCAGTTCAATGGTGCGCTCCACGATAATCTGAACCTTCTCACCCAACTTGGTCTTGATGCTCAAAAGAATCATCAAAATGCCTAAAATTGTAGTTGTAAAGTTGAACTCGCTGTATCTGTATCCGGAGTAGGTGGGGATATAGGTGATTAACCGATGGATAAAGTAGATGAATACGAACATAAACAGGATTTGTCCGATGATTTCCACTAAAATCATTAAGGTGGCCTTGTGGTCGTCGGGTTCAGGGACATAGGTGCGGACGAGATAAAGCATAATCAGAATCGGGACGAAGCCGATAATGGTATATTGAACGATATTTAAGAGAACACCTTGTTGCTGTTCGTCTAAACGAAACACGTGGTCTACAAATGAACTACCACGCTTCGTTCCCTCTTTTACAGTTTCTTCAAACGCTTCCATCGTTGGGTATATATACAGGGAATATTAAAATGAAATGAAATGAAATGAAATGAAATGAATTAAACACGATTTACTCTTATACTCTATATATCCACATCGCACTTCAAATAACAATGCTCCGCCGTTTCGCCAGAATCAATAGCGTCCCTCATTATCGCGCCGAAAACACCGGCGTGGCGCAATACAATATTCTCAGCACATCTCGTGATCCCGAACCGGTTGAGCGAATCGAAGACGACGCAATACCATCACTTGCGCCAACGATAGAAATGCCGCAACCCACCTTTTTCATCCACCCTCACGGAGAATACCAATACCTAAATCTCATCCACGATATCATTGAAGAGAACAATGAACACATTGGTCGTAATGGGAGAACCATCTCCATCTTCGGCGCAGCAATGGTATTCTCATTAGACCAAGGTTTGCTCCCGCTCCTTACTACAAAACAAATGGCGTGGAAGACGTGCCTGAAAGAACTTCTTTGGTTCATTCAAGGAAAAACCGATAACCGCCTTTTACAATCCGTCGGCGTTCATATTTGGGATGACAATGCGTCACCCGAATTTATGGAATCGCGCGGACTCGCGCACTACGCCGAAGGCGACCTCGGCCCCATCTACGGCCATCAGTGGCGTCATTTCAATGCGAAATATGATACGTGTGAGTCGGATTATACAGGGCAAGGTGTAGACCAACTCGCGGAGATTATACGCTGTCTGAAAGACCCCGTCGAGAGATTTTCGCGCCGGCTTATTATGTCAGCGTGGAATCCCTGTCAATTGAACGAAATGGCGCTTCCACCTTGCCACATTCTTTGCCAATTTAACGTGGATTCACAAAATCGATTGTCTTGTGCTTTGTATCAACGCAGCGGTGATGTTGGTTTAGGCGTTCCTTTCAATATCGCGTCATATAGTTTTTTGACCCATCTTCTTGCGAAACATTGCGGATTGGTCGCTCACGAATTCGTATATCATTTAGGAAACGCACATATCTATGACGACCATATTCACGCATTAAAATCACAACGATTGCGGAAACCGTTCCCTTTTCCGCGGGTTGAAATCGGCGTTTTGAGAGATGACATCAACGATTATATCTTTGAAGATTTTCGCGTTTTGAATTATCAAAGTTACGACGCGATTAAAATGAAAATGCGCAAATAATATAGAAATAATGTGTTACTACATTTTATAATCTTCAAGGCACGACGTAGAGTAGTACGAACGAACGAACGAACGAACAATAATGAGTGGTAATGCTGCATTGTCTGCGGCTCGTAAACGGCGCGCATCTTCTGCTACAGTCGCGAACGCGAACACGAACCAACCGTCGTATTATAGTAGAAATACGTCAACGGTTCAACAAATGATGAATCAACCCTATCCGGTTCAAGACTCTTATCGAAAACAATCCGCATCCCCGTCTTCGCCAATGGTGAGTCCGCCAATGAATATTTATGAAAATATAGAACTGATTAAGTATCAGTTGGCCGAACGCACCAAATTAATCCAAACCCAGGGAAGTAATATTCCTGTAGAAAAATTGCGAATCCTCCAAAAACAGAACGAAATTCAAACCCAAATTTTGCGACAGAAAATGGCGATTGCCCAGCAGATGGAAATCGCGGAAAAACAGTATCAAAATACTCCAGTAAGTGCTCAGAAAAAACCGGCTCCATTTATCGTGCCATCGATCAACGAACCTGAGTTTATTTATGAAAAGGGAATTCCGCGAAAGAACCCCAAATACAAGACCCCTGCGGAATTAGAAGCAATGCGACAAGCCGCAGAAGCCGCAGAAGCCTCAGAAGCCGCAGAAGTCTCTAAGAAATATAGACAACGACCCCCAATGTCGAGTTCTGTTGGTGTCTCGGGTCTCACGCCATTTGTCACCATTTTATCGGATACCGGCGTCATTCCACCTCCAGTGGTAGTATTGAAGGCACACGACACAAAATTAGAAGAGCATAATCACGTGTTGTATGATATTATGGAGCAACTTGAGATGATAGAAGATAAACTTCGTTCAAAGGACATACGCGGAGAGGCACGTGCGGAGAAACGGAGAGATGAAGTCGCTGGTGGCGGTGACGGTGGTGACGGTGGTGACGGCGGTGATGACGGTGACGGCGCCGAAGAAGAGATACTGATGGATGTTGTTATCAATGATTTAACGAATAGCCGCGAATTCGTAGAAGGAATTGTGGATAAAATTGTCAACGAGACAAATCTGTCGGAAGTGATTATGAAGATCGAACCACTCGTGAAAGAGAATCAGGAATTGCGTTCTCTCATTCACTCCCAACAACAAATGATGAATGAAATGAATACGATGCTTTTACGCTTATTGAATCAAACCCAAACCTCGGCGAATACTGTCCTTAAGGATTCTCAAGATAGCGCTGCTATTGCCGCACAGACGGATGATACAGTTTATCAAGACGTTGGACTCGATAATGACGGATTGTATGAAATGACAAATATCGTTCTGATGTCTGCGGATCACGGTGAGGACAATGATGCTGAACCCGCAGTAGTGGTAGAGGATGTAGTTGAAACCTCTGAAACACTTACAACGGCGACAGAGGATATTACAACNNACGACGTCCATAACGACGACAATGACGACATTGAATATGATACTACGCCACATTTCCCAGAACATATTTCATTGCTGATTCGTGAAATCCCTAGCGAGAGTGCGTAAAGAAAAAGAAGTATAAATATGAATATCTAGTAGTATTCATATTTACAGATGCTGATTATATCTATTTTTATCTTCTGTATTGTATTGTTCCTCTATTTACATATCCATTTTCATCTGAAACGAAGCAATGATTTAGAAGTATATGAAATTGACCAGCCATCCAAGCAACGTTTAGAAGAAGTATGTGATATACGACAACCTACCACATTTGAATATTACAACGATCAGTTATTAACTCAACTATCCTATCAAACCATCCATACAAATTATCGCGCATTTGATATTCATATTCGTGATGTATCAAAGGCTGCCACTGCGACTGATATCGTGAAATCACCTCAAAAAGGAACCGAACAAGAAGCCGTATTGTATATTCCAGTGACATTTAAAATCGCACACGAAGTTCTGAAAAAGGACAACGAACGAAAATATCTCAGTGAACACAATGCGGACTTTATTGAAGAAACCGGTCTCATCAAACTCTTCCAACTCAATGACGAATTCCTTCGACCTTATATGGTTTCGAATTGTATGTATGACATTATGATGGCATCCGAAAAAACAACAACCCCCCTTCGATATGAGGTGAACTATCGTAATTATTTTTTGGTAACACAAGGAAGCGTTAGAATTCTATTAATCCCTCCCAAGGATACACGCTATTTATACCCGATAAACGATTACGACATTTTAGAATTCCGTTCTCCTGTTAACCCGTGGAAGGTTCAACCGGAATACCAGGACGATTTCGATAAAATTAAGACTCTCGAAGTGGAATTATTTCAAGGAATGGTGATGTTTATACCCGCATATTGGTGGTATAGTATTCAATTCATTAGCGCAGAGACAAGTGTATGTACATTTAAATATCGAACACATATGAATACGCTTTCCATCGCACCGCAACTCCTTTTGAATATTCTTCAGAATTTGAATATCAAGCGCGATACATTAGAAAAACGCGCGATCGTGAAGAAGCAATTTAGTGTGACGAGTGGCAGCTGTGGCAGCAGCGACAGCATTTCGAACGCTACATCCGCGTCGGCGTCGGCTTCGGTGTCGTCGTCGTCGTCGTCGTCGGTGTCGAATGCGAATGCTATGGTTGCTCCGGAAGAGTATACACCATCCATTGAAGACCAATATTTACCCAAGTCGTTACGCGGAACAAACAATAATCCATATAGTATTATGAACGCAATGCCGCCAGTGATTGAAATGTCAACCGTATCTACACCCAAAGAACTTACACTTACAGAACCATCGGTTAGCACGAATTCACCCATCGAAGTCGCCGCCGTAGAATCGGCAACCGCATTTGGAGGAGTCACTTCGGCGGAGAATACGACAACCAGTCGTTAAACACCGCTTGTTATCATCGCATCCAATGAGGCGCATACCTCATCAATCGGAATACAATCTTCCGTCATCATTTTCGAAAATAATTCATTTAATTTGGGGTGCGCAATTACATCCAGTATTAGGGATGAGACAAACCCCGACTTCGTGAAGAAATAATTCGGATATTTATAATAGTAGTTATAGTAGTCGCGATAAATATACAACGTCAAGAACCCGAGACCCAGCGACCATATATCGTGTTTTAATTGAAGGGTTTTCCAGTTATACTTGTTAGACCGAAATGTGTCAAGTATGTTTTTGAAATCGGGGTGACAATAAGGAATGGTTCCTCCTGTGCCGTATCCTTTCCCGTGAATGCCTGACAACCCAAAATCAATAAGATATAACTTGAAATGCTTACATCTCTCGGGATGATGAATATCAAATGTGTCTTGTTCGAAAATAAGTATATTATCGGGTTTCACATCACCGTGAACGACACCTGCTTTGTGAAGTGTCTGGAGTAGTTTCGCACACTTGTAAAAGAGTTGAATAAAAAATGGATATTGAATGTTTGAGAATTGACTGTATGCGTAAGAAGTGAACTGATCTTTCACCCAATTGTATAATGGAACTGTTTTTTTTACATAGTGTTGAATACTGAAAGATACTGCGTCTTTCCGCATTTTATTGAAACACATAAGTGAGTCGCGATTGAGTTTTATCATATCTGGATGATTCGCAGCATCATCATTGTATTTACATTCGCACGCGCGAATTGCTGGATTACATTCGCATATTCGGTTTCGATGGTTTCGACGTATATTTGTATATATTAAAAATGGCAATACGACCTCGGTCGTCGCGTCTGTCGTCGCGTCTGTCGTCGCGTCTCTCGACGACGTTAGCGCATTTATCACGTCGGATTCATTGATGAAACTATACGGCGAATCATCCATCCGAATGATATAATCATTGTATCGATACACACCAAAATACCGGTTTGAACGAACGGAATGATAACGCTTCATTTCACAAAATAATGGCCGGTAGATATCCAGCGCAATTATAATATAAATGAGTCGCAGTTTCATTTGAATCACGGGTGTCATATTGGGTAGACCATCAATCATTTCCTCAATGCGTGGCTCTAATGTTAATTTGTCGACTTCTATATCTGCGCGTCGCACAATGGATAGAAGGGTTTGAAGTTCATCGTCACGTGTAATATGTGAACTTGGTATTTCGCGATGAAAGAGTGTAGTCACTGGTTCGTGGATAGGGGAACCCACGTCTGTATGAGGTTGAGGGTCACTGACATTACATTCTGGATTCATAATAGGTTCGTAAGGTCGGCGTGTTCTCTTCTTAAATGTATCACGTATTCTATTTTTGATTTTGAATAAGAATGATAACAACATATATTGATTGTATAGATATATGTTACAACGTCTATGTCAGTTATGTGTTTTCTCCGCGCCAAACGTATTTTCTTGACAATACGTAATATATAAGAAACCGTCACTATCTTTATTATCGTCATATATTTGCCCTACCAATGATGTGATCGGAAACAGTTTATTGTTAATAAACATAAACAGAGCCTTTTCGGGGGGAAACTGAATGCGTTTGCGGATGATTTGTTGTAGTTGAAGGAGTGACAATTCTCTCGGAGTGATATACTTTGATTTGTCGATCGGATACAAGTTACGATCGGTTTTGGACGGCGTAATAATGAGCGGAACACGGTCTGGATATTTTTCAAGAATAAATTGCGATTTTTTTACGCGTTCTAAATGTTCATTTGTTGGCACGATCGCGGTGGTGGCAGCAGCACCGGAAGCCGCGGCCGCTAAACCCACCTACAGCAAAGCGGATAACGCATGGCTGATCGTCGCAACTGCGTTGGTCATCATGATGTCGATCCCCGGTCTCGCGTTGTTCTACGGCGGCATGGTGCGCGCCAAGAACATGCTGTCAGTGCTGATGCAGGTATTGACAGTGTTCTCCCT